GCGCTGGCCGTTGTCGACGTCCATGCCGTCCGCTATGGTGAGTGGCTCGCAAGCGAGATGCGAGGCCGCTTCCACCCGCGCGCGCGTTATTTTAGCCTCATAGTCGTTATCTTCGATCCATGTATCGAGCGCACGCCGTCCGACGCCTAGGCCACGGCATATGTCTGCCTTGCTGCGCCCTTCCTCAAACATCGACAGGATCAACTCGTCATCGATGTCCTCCAACAGCGCGATATCGGCTCTCACCTTCGGATTCCCAGGCATTAGATGACCCTCCAAGCGTTTTTCGTTACCGCAAGCACCACACATACCACCTCGCCCCATAAATCACGCTGTACGCTCATTTCTAGCCCTTTCTGCTGCCTTTGTGTCGAACAACTTGCCACCCTTGAATGGCTTACTGATGTCGATGTCGTTTTCCATCTCCTCAAACCCGCTGGAGCCTTGCACTGTTACGGGAACCATTGTCGTACCTGGTATCGCTGACTTGATCCCGCGTACCTGACTCAGCGTCTTATTGTTCATCACCACCTCCAGTTCCGCGAGTGTCCAGATCGACCTCGCGCCTGGCGCCTTACGAAACTGCTCGTACCAGGTCGCCATCTGTTTATTCCTCACGATCACCATCAGGCTCCCGTCGGCCATCCGATGTTCCATGCAATCAATTGTAGGCATCTGCTTTATGCCTGACTCAACTGCCCACTTGGTTAACGCCTTATAGGCACCAATCATTCCCCTGATGGATTTCTCTAATCGTTCCTCGTCACGCGCTTGGCTGGCCTCCCAGATGCGTTCACGCTGCGCGTTGACCTTTCTCCGGAACTCTGCATCCACCAAATCAATCACTCGGTCTATCCCGTAAACCTTCTCATGCTCCATCTTCGCCAGTTCCATCTCAACCATGAGCGAATGCTCAAAGACTTTGAAATGGTCGCTCGGATAAACGTCAGTCTCCAACAATTTCTTAGATGCCATCTCTAATCCTTTACCTAGGCAACTTACACAAAACAATTTCCGAGATAGTCAACCTAGACAACTTACAACTTGCATTAAGCAAGTTGTTGTAAGTTGCCTAGGTTTTTATCTATTTCTGGGCAACTCGCTACCTAGGCAACAGTCTAGATTTACCCATCTTGTCTAGGTTTTTCAAACATAAGTACATAGGCAATTGCCTAGATTCCACATAGACAAGATGGAAGTTGCCTATCAAAACGCACTCACAAACGGCTCATCTTTGTCCTTGTCGAGGTAAATCACCCAGCAATACTCAGCCACTTCAGTCTTGTGGTAACCCACTAATTTCTTCTCAAACATGGAGTTTTTGCCACGATACCAGTCCGTGTCTATGCTCTTGCTGTCGCCCTTGCGCTTCACAAATGATTCGCGCCACTCGCTCAACATCACCGTCTTGTGACGCTCGTTACCTACGCTTGTCATATGCCCATTCTTCTCAATGGCATCGTGGATTGACTCGTAGGCCGCCAACTGGTTCCCATATAGCTTGCGAGGTTTGGCTTGGCGCTCTACTGATTGCTGCTGCATTTCCTGCTTCAGCGCCTCGTCACTGGCCCTGACCGCCAGGCTGATCTGAACGTCGCTGATACCCAACTCGCTACCCTTAATCTCCACCTTTACCATCTCAAACCCGATCTTGACGCCCGTCTCCCCGTCCTTCATCTTAGTGATGTGGATCAATCCTGACCCTGCCACATCGCTGGCGGCATTCGGAACTGAGTCCAGCTTGATAAGTTCAAGCTGCGAATCGCACGCACCTAAGAGGCTGCTATGCCCCCTAGCCCCTTGCTCTTTGTTTTTCCCGCTGTGATGCACCACCATCAGGGCACAGTTGAGCATCCTCTGAATCCTTCCGGTGTTATGGATAAAGGCTCCCATGTCCTGGCTATCATTCTCCTGGCCACCGCCAAATGCTCTGGCTAATGTGTCAATCTGTACCATTTCAAACTGGACACCGGTGCGCTCAATCAAATCCTTTATGGATGCCATTAATAGATCAAAGTCATCAACGCTCGATCTCAGGTTGATGGCGGCTCTCAGCACATAGATTTCGGCTCCAGCTGCGGTCTTGTTGTGCAACTTGGCGGCCTTGATGCGAGCGCCTATCCCCCCGTGCCCCTCACCCGCAATGATTAGCACTCCCCCTGGCGTTGGGACATCGCGCCCCATCCACGGCCTGCCAGTTGCTACAGCCTCTGCCATATCCAGAGCCACAAATGACTTGTATGAGCCAGGTGGGCCAAAGAGTAGGCAAAACCCTTTGGCGGGTAACACTCCATCTATTAAGTATTCAACCGGCTCGTCCTCAATGTCATCCCAAGCCTCAATGTTGAGCAACTGCCGTGGTACAAGAATTGGTACAACCGTATCCAAATCGGGTTCTAGCGTAACTTCGGTAGTTTCCACTGGCTCAATCCAATTAGGCGTCAGCACCTGACCCACACTGGTAATCACCGGCAACGCCTTGGCTAGTTCTGCCAGCTTTGCCCTGTCCCCGCCATCCGCAACCCACTCATAAGCATCGTCCCCGAGTTCCGGTAAGTTAAAGTCTAGGACGCGCACCGCTTTGGCTACAGGCAGCAGCGCCTCCACTACCCGCTTGGCGTACTTCCAACCAGGTGCATCGCAATCAGGCACCACTATCACTACAGCGCCGGTGAAATATTGGGTAATGTCAGCAGGCCAGTGCCCAGCACCAGCATGGGACGTAGTGGCAATAACGCCTATGCTGACCAGGGCATCCGCTGCCTTCTCGCCCTCCACCAGATAGATTGCACGTCCAGATTCTTTCGCGTTGAGCAATTCCGGTAGGCGGTAAGGCACTATCCTTGCCCCTGTCATGCTGCCCTTGCGGTTGCCAGCGGCATCCACCTTATGCAGGCTGTACGTCTTACCCTTCTCGGTGTTAGTCTTGAACCGGCGCTTTACAAATAGGGTTTCGCCTGCCTCGTCCTTGTACTCCCACTCCTGTTCCAACTGCGGCATAGTCATCAATTCACCTTTGATAAGCGCGAGAGAATACTCCTGCCGCTGGATGGATGGCAATAGGTTGCGTTCCCTGACCGCGTCAAATACCGAGTGCTGGTCGCACCCGCCGTGGCAGTGAAACAGCAGCTTCCCATTGTCTTCCTTGATGCTGAGACTCGGGTTTCTATCCCCATTGCCGCGGCCATGCCCAGCCACAGGGCAACTCGCAAGCCAGTTCCCGTTCACTTGCTTGGCGTTGCCCAGGGCTTTGGCTATTGTTTCAGTGTCCATTGTTAGACTCCTGCTGCTGAGAGGATTCGCCATGCTGTTGCAGCGCACAATGGAACTTGTCCATTTCCAATGGCTTTAAGTCTGTCCACCCTAGCGGCCACCCCATCATGTACTCTGTTGCGTTTACCGGCGGGTATGCCATTCTGTAATGTTTGCTTAAGTAGTCCTTCCAGCTGCTGATACTGTGAGTCCCTTTTCTCGGGCCATCCCTTCCTGCTCCCGACGAATCCGAAACCACTGGTGTTGGCAACCACCCAAATTCTGGCTCTGTGATGAGCAAATCCAACGGCGTCCGCTCCCAGCACTCCCCATCTCGCATCAAACCCCATTGCGGCCAAGTCTCCGAGAACTCTTCCGAGTCCCCGAGAAGTGAGCATTGGGGAGTTTTCCACAAAGACAAATCGGGGCTGTACTTCGCAAATGATGCGTGCCATTTCTCCCCACATTCCGCTTCGTTCTCCGTCAATTCCTGCGCCTTTTCCTGCTGCGCTGATGTCTTGGCATGGAAACCCTCCCGATACAACGTCAACAATTCCTCGCCACGGGTTTCCGTCAAAGGTTTGTACGTCATCCCAAATCGGGAAAGTTTCGAGAAGCCCGTCATTTTGTCGGGCGCACAGTACGCTTGCTGGATAGGGCTCCCATTCAACGGCGCAGACTGTTCGCCATCCGAGAAGTTTTCCCCCAAGTATTCCACCACCAGCGCCTGCGAATAAAGCCAGCTCATTCATATTCTCACTTTCATTATTTTTAGAGGAAAAAAAAGCCGCTGGAGATCAACCCAGCGGCCACCAGATTACTGGTTAAAAGAACTCTTCATCATCCATCACGGGCGCAGGCGCTGGCTTAACCTTGCGTACAGGCAATGGTGCTGGCTCCGGCTCAACAAAGTCCTCACCTTCCGCATTCATTCCCGCAGGACGCGCAACCCACCCAGCCAACTTGAAGTTCGGCACTCGTGTGTTGCCCTTGCCAACCTTCTCGGCGGTGCTGTTGACGTACTCAATTACGGGCAGCTTGCCGTAGTTGTCATCAACAGCTTTTGCGGCCTCAGAATAGATTTTCTCAAATCCTTTACATGGCCCATAAGCGTTCGCCGACCAATCAACCAAACCGAGTTCCTTTGAGTACAGCGTCACGACAAACCCGCGCTTATACCCCTCACCAGGTGATTGGCTTTTCGCTCCAAGCACCTCATCCGGCTGCCAATCGCGTACACCAGCACCAATCATCAACCAGCCGGTCTGCACTGAGTCCAAGTCCATGACCACCTTTTTGATTTGGATTTCCTCGCCATCGCGGTTAGTCCAAGCATTAGCTTGCGGTGCAAAGCGGATGTAGCTGTTACCACTACCATTGTTGTTTGAAAGATTTAGCATTTCAGTTTCCTAAAGTTACGGGCTTGCGCCCAAAGTTAAATGGCAGAGGATTCCACCATCTTTGCCAGAGTCAGTCCCGAGGAAACTTTCTCTGTCAAATCGTCGAGCAAGTGCTTGTCTGCCTTGCTCAGTAATTTCTCAGCTTGCGCTGGCGTGATTAGTTCGCTCTTGTAGAGATCGGCGGTAGCAATGGGCAACTCGCTAATGTCGATGTCTGCCTTCCACTTGCGAATAGCGCGTTTCGGAACCAGATGCCAGCCTGGCACTGAGGTTCCACCCTCCAACTTGCCGGTGGCTAACTTCTTCAGTTCCTCGTAGAACCCTTCCACCAAGTCTGCTTGTTCCAACCAGTAAGCGATCTCAGTCTCGTTCAGTTCCTTGGTTGGCTTGATTGGCACCGCTGCCGCCTTCTCTTTGAGGGCTGGGCAGTGTAACTTGGCGGGGCAGTACTTGCAGGCATCGCGTGACGGTGTCGGGTAGGCATTCATGGTCGCAATGTCGTTGACTGCTGTCATCAGTTCATTGTCACGCCACTGGAGCAAGTCGTATAGGCTCATCTCGTGAGTGCGGTTGGCGCCTACCTGGGGCTGCACAATCGTTAGGCGAATGGTTTGGAAATCACCCAGCGCCTTCATCATTGCTAAAGCGTAAATCTTTAACTGAGCGGAATTAGCGTCAACGTAGTTGCGGCCCGTCTTTAGGTCCACGATCTCAATGATTGAATCCTTAACGCTGTACCCGACAACGTCGCACGTCCCAGCCAAAGAGATCTGCATGGTGTTTAGCACCGTACCATGTTGCTCCACCAGGACACGTCCTAAGTCAGTCTCCAGGCGCTTGATGGTGTCCAAGTGCAACTGCGCGAACTGAGCGTTCTGCTCGGTGATTACGATGCCCTCTACCAGCTTATTGATGTAGTTTTTTGGGTCATCCTCTGTCTGCCAGCACGTCTCGGCCAAAGCGTGAATAGCTGTCCCGGTTTGCGCTGCCTCACCGGACGGTGACTCGGGAATTCCGACTGACAGGTGGACACTGGCCGGACAAGCCATCCAGCGTGACGCGGCGCTCGGCCTTAGTTTGATACGTTCCATTTTTCTCTCTCTCTTTCGTGGTCGTTGCTGATGATTGCGTAGGCTTGTTTGCGTACTTCGGCGGTGACTGCGTGCCCCAAATCCTCGGGGTCTAGCAGGCGCTTTAGCAGCACAGTCTTATCGCGTGATGATTCGCGCTCCTTCTCTAGCTGAGTGCCCAGCCAGATGATGTGTTCGCGCATGGTTTTGAGTTCGTCAAGCATGATT